TCGCTGCAGCGCTCGAACCCAAGCCGCTGACGCCGCTCGAAGGCGTCGACATCGCCGTGAACGCCGCCGGCGCCGATCGTGACGCCGTGCCTGACATCGGCGTTCCCATCGACTTCCCGAACCAGGACTGAGGGGATCATGACCGAGTCGATCTACGTGAAGCCGCGGGAAGGCGGCCGCGTCCGCATGCCGGAACGCAACTACAACGTGATGCCGGCGGAAGGCGCGACGGTGCCGCGCGTGGACTACTACGAACGCCTGTTGATCGGAGGCGATATCTCGATCGCAGATCCTCCGCCCGCGAAGCCCGCCACCCCACCCGAGAGCAAGCCGGCGGAAGAGACCGCCAAGACGAAGGAGTAATCCGCCATGGCAGTCGCGTTCAATTCGATCCCGTCGAACGTTCGCGTTCCGCTGTTCTATGCCGAGGTCAATGCCGGTCAGTCCCCCTATCAGGGGCCCAGCCGCACCTTGCTGATCGGCCAGAAGCTGTCGACCGGCAGTGCGACCGTGAACGTCCCGATCATCCTGTCGGGTGATCCGCAGTCGCTGGTCGGCGCCGGCTCGATGCTGGCCGAAATGGCTGTCTGGGCGCGGCAGAATCATCCGTTCGGCGAGATCTGGATGCTGCCGCTGGCCGATCCGTCCGGAGCCGCACAGACGTGGACCATCACCATTGCGGCGGGGCTCGCCGGGAAGTCAGGTACCCTTCCGGTCTATCTCGGCGGCGAGAAGGTCAGCATCGGCGTCGCCGCGACCGACTCGACATCCGACGCGGCCACCAATCTCGCGGCCGAGATCAACAAGGGCTACACCAAGTTCGGCCGCAGCCTGTCGTTCCCGGTCACCGCGGCGGCGGCGAGCAACGTCGTGACGCTGACGTCGCGCCACGTCGGCGCGCTGATGGCGAAATTTTCGGTGCTGAAGGATCTGGTCGGCGATGAGGGCTCGCTGCAGCAGTACCTGACCATCGCGACGGGCACTTCCGGAACCGGTGTTCCGACGCTCGGCACCGCGCTGGCTGCGCTGGGCGATATGGAATTCGACTATATCTGCTCGCCCTATGCGGACACCACGTCGCTCGACGTGATCAAGGATTTCCTCGGCGGCACCTCCGGCCGCTGGTCGCCAATCCAGCAGTTGTACGGACACTACTGCACGGTGATGTTCGACAGCTACGCGAACCTCGCTTCGTTCGGTGCCGGTCGGAACGATCCGAACGTGTCGATCCTCGGCGTTGTCGACAGCCCGTCCCCGCCGTGGCGTTGGGCGGCGGCTTATGGGGCGCGCATCGCCAGCGACAAGAACCTCGGCGGCGAAGTCGACCAGGCCTATCGCATCAGCCTGCCGGTTCAGACGCTCGATCTGGTCGGCATCCGGCCGCCGCAGTCGCGTGTCAACTGGTTCTCAATCACCCAGCGCAATACGCTGTATCAGGACGGAATTTCCGGTTTCAAGGTGGCCGCCGACGGCACGGTGATGCTCGATCGGGTGATTACCACCTATCTGACCAACGCCTACGGTCAGCCGGATATTACTTGGCTGGACATCGAGACGCGGCTGCAGATGGTGTACTTCGTGCGCTACATGCGGCAGCGCATCACGCAGAAGTACGGCCGCTGTGCGCTGGCTGACGACAACCCGAGCGCAAATCCAGGCATCGTCACCGCCAAGATCCTGAAGGCTGAAGCGGTGCACGCTTACGTCGAGCTGGAGGCCGGCGGCCTGGTCGAGAACTCGGATCTGTTCGCGCGGCGCCTGGTGGTCGAGCGTTCGTCCGATCCGAACCGCGTCAACGCCTATCTGCCGGTCGACACCGTGAACCAGTTCCGCGTGTTCGCCGCGAACGCCACGACCTTCCTGCAGTACCCGGCCTGATGGCCATCCGGTGCGGCTATCGCTGCGCCGCTCACCCCCTCCATTTCTGCACAGCGGAGTTTAGGCCATGTCTCACACGGCAGGCGGTCGGGTTTCGACCGTCATCAACGGCGTTCCTTATTCGGCCCGCGGCGAGATCACGCTGTCGCCGTCGAACATCTCGAACGAGTCCGGGGTCAACCAGGACGGCACTGTCTATCGCATTGTGAAGCCGAAGGCGCGGAAGGCCGAATTGACGTTCGACCGCTTCGTCACCGTCGACGATCGCCCACTGATCTGGGACGAGCGCGTCATGAACCTGATGAACATCCCGGTCACCTTCGTCGAGGATGATACAGGCCTCACGCACATTCTCTCCGGCTCGTTCTTCGAGGGTGAGCCGCAGGGCAATCTGGCGACCGGCGAGGTCAGCGGGCTCTCAATCGCAGCCAGCGGTTACAAGACGTTGAACGGCTGATCTGTCATGGCCGAGTTCACACGAGATCCCGACGGCTCGCGCACGCGCCAGCTGATCAAGCCGATCGCCGGCCATGGCGAGGCGGTCATCAAGGCCATTCGGCTGCGGCCGCCGCGCTATCGCGACATCATGGCCCACGGCGATCCCACGCAGCTGATCGTGATGGAAGGCGCTGCGCTGCCTAATACCGACATGGGCACGATCGGAAAGTACATCGCGGCGCTCTCGCTCGATGCTGCGACCGGCGACAAGATCGACCCCGGCCTGCTCGAGCAGGTCGATTACCGAGACGCTTTGGCGCTTACGGAGGCGGTCGAGGATTTTTTCAAGGCGGCGTCGCGGGCTGCCACGCCGCCGCTGACGAACTGATCTTCGGTCTCGGGTTTGGCGTCGAAACCGTAGGCGCCATGGAACCTCACGAGATGTTCGATTGGCTCGACCGGTGGGTCGAGTGGGAGAGGCGACGCCGCGCGCGCCAGAAGCGAAAGCGAAAGAGCTGATGAAGTCGATCGAGGCCCGCGCAGTTATCAGTGCCGCCGACCGCACCGGAGGTGTGTTCGAGGGCATCGCGCGACGCCTGCGAAACCTCGTCGGTGTTGCCGATAACGCCAGTCGCCGCGTCGCGGCGGCAGGCAGTGTGGCAGCGGCGGCCGAGCGTGCCGGCTATGCGGGGGGGCGTCTTGGCGGAGCGGCCGGGCTTGCGGCAGGTCGCCTCGCTGTCGGCGCGGCTGCGCGTGTGCTGGCGCCGGCGGCGGCTGTCTATGGGGGTGTCCAATCGGTCAAGCGCTTCGCCGATACCGATATGGCACTCACCCGCATCGGCATCACAGCCGATGCGACGGACGAGCAGATCACCAAGCTCAACAAGTCGGTGCGTGATCTCGCCTTTGAGTCGGGCAAGTCGTTCGACGAAGTTACCAAGGGCCTGGACAGCCTGGTTGCCGGCGGCATGGACCTGCCGCAGGCGATGCCAGCCTTGCCGGCGATCGTTAAGACGGCGCAGGCTGCCGGTGCTGAAGTCAGCGACATGGCCAACACGACGTTGGCGTTGAACCAGGCCCTCGGCATCGCCACGGACAAGATGCAGTCGTCGTTCGACGTTCTGGTCACCGGCGGTAAGGCGGGCAAGTTCGAGCTGAAGGACATGGCCCGCTACATGGCCTCGATCGCGCCGGCTGCGGCTGCGATTGGCCTGAAGGGCGAGGCCGGGCTCAAGACCATCGTCGCGATGATGCAGACGATCCGCGCAGGCACTGGCACATCGGAAGAGGCTGCGGCTTCGCTGCAGAACATCTTCGCGAAAATGGAGAGCGAGACCACCACGGGCAAGTTCGAGAAATTCGGTATCGACCTGCGCAAGGAAATGGACAAGGCGCGGAAGTCGGGGCGCGACCTGTTGACGGTGTTCCTCGAGCTCACCGAAAAGGCGACCAAGGGCGATCTATCGAAGATCCCGCAACTGTTCACCGATATGGAGTTCGCTCGCGGCATGCGGGCGCTGATGCAGTATCGGGACCTGATGAAGGAGGTCACCGAGAAGCTCGGCAAGTCGTCCGGCTCGGCGATGAAGGATTTCGAGCGTGTGCTGGATCGGCCCAAGGTTGCGGTCGATCGCCTCTCGGAGAGTTTCGACCGGCTGAAGGAAGCCGCCGGCGCCGCGCTCGATGCGCTGGGCGTCTCGAAGGGCATGGATTGGGTCGCTCGCAAGACCGAGGAGGCGATCGAGTATCGCAACAAGCCGGAGGTCGAGCGCGCCCGCGTCCGTGCGGAAACAGACCGTAAGGCCGGGCTCGAAAAAGAGAAGGCCGCGGTCCAGGAGAAGATCCGGCTCTACGAGTCGTTCGGTAACAACACCGATCCGTCGGTGATGGACCGGATCAAGGGGCACCCCGGCGCCAACATCGGGAAGCTGTTGGCGGATCTGCGGCTGAAGCTCTTGGCGATCGAGGGCGCCATGTCGGCGGCGTCGCCGGAAGATTTGCCGCCGATCATGTCGGAGAAGGAAATCGAGGCTGTCAGGGCCGCGCAGGAAGAGCTTCGCAAAAAGAGCGAAGCCGAGGCGGCGAGGCAGCAGCAGAAGAACGCCCGCCCGGGCACGCCGCTGCCGCAGTCGGATCCGCGCAAGGCGCGACCGTGGGAGGGCAACATTCTCGATCTGCCGCCGGTGAAGGCGGAGCTGACTGGTAGCGCCGAGGTCAAGGGCGAGACGACGGTGAAGGTCGAGGTTGAGGTGAAGCCGACCCCCGAACTGATCCAGGCTGTGGCGTCGGCCAAGGCGAACGCCGCAAAGCTCAGCGGCATGATCAGCGCAAACGGTGCCGGATCGACCGGACGTTCTTCGCCCGATGCTGCGCCTGGCGGCAAGGGCGTATCTGGTGGGCGGTGATCGATGACTGTCGCGCGCGATTGGACGAAGACCCTCTGGCCGGCGTCCTACAAGGGCGTTCCGTTCTGGGTCGAGAACGACGCCGAAGAAGGCGGCCGTCGGATCGTCGTGCATCAATTCCCGATGCGCGACGACCCGTTCCTCGAGGATCTCGGCGAAGATAAACGGACGTTCGAGGTGGTGGCTTACGTCGCCTCCGACAGCGCCGACGTCGACGCCACGACGGTCGTCGCCATTTGCCTGACCCGTGGCCCCGGCATCCTGGTGCTGCCGGCGCACGGTCCGATCCGTGTTCGTGGTAATGGCGCCCGCCGCTACCGCGAGCGGGATATGGCTGGCTATATCGCGCTGCGCCTCAACTTCATCCGAGAGGGTGCGGCGGGCGCGCTGGTCTCGGTGGCGATGTTGGCCAATCGGGTGTTCTTGGCAGCCGACGCCATCGCCGGCGCGATCTCGGCGGCCTTCGTGGCCAACGTGACGCCGGCAAACCCCGACTTCGTCTTCGACGAGGCGGTGGCGGCGACGCAGGACTCACTTGCGGTGCTGGAAACGGTGCGCAGCACCGAGCCGGTCGAGGTAGTAGCCAGCGGCGTGCAGCGCAACGCGATCCAGGCGCTGTTCGATGGTGTGGCAGGCCTGATTGCCGATCCGCAGACCATCGCCAGCGTACCGGCCGGCATTGTCGCGATTGCGCGCGCATTGGGCGATGCGCTCCCGGCCGATCGGGCGATCGCAGCATTCCGATCGGTCGCGGTCGAACCGTCACTGCAGGCTTATCCGGTCAGCGCGCGCTACGCCACGCCCGCGGCGGCCGCCGCGGCGGCAAACCGGGATGCGGCCTATCGCGCCCTGCGGCTGGCGGCCCTGACCGCTTTCGCGGAAGCGGTTGCCCGCGCCGAATTGAGGGATCGGCCGAGCGGCATTCGGCTGCGAGCCGAGGCTGCCGAGTTGTTCGAAAGTGAGCTGCTCGATCTCTCTGCAACTGAGATCGATCTGGCTAGAGCCATCGGGGCGATCCGCGACGCGGTTATCGAGTATCTGTCGCGGATGGTGCTCGATCTCGCGCCGGTGC